CGGCCGACGTCAGCAGCGCGATCAATCCGCTCACCACCGTCGTGAGCTGCCCGGCTACGATCAGAACTGGGCTCAGCACGGCGATCGCGCCGCCGATCAACAGCAATTGACCAAACAGTGTCGGATTCTCGCCGATCCATCGCACCACCTCGTCGATCAACGGGGTGAGCGTGTTGTCCATCAGCCCCATCAGCGCCGGCGCCAGCCCCTGACCTACAGTGATTGCCAGTTGATCGAGTTTGCTCTTGAACAGGTCCCACGATCCTGCCTGGTTCTGGATCTCCCGCGCATTCTCGGTCGCGCCCTCCACGCCCGTCTGGAAGCTCGCGAAGAAGCTGGCGGCCCCGTCTTTCGTCAGCGCGATCGCGCCCTGCAGGGCCTCCTGGTTGGTAATCAGCCCGTCGAACGCCCCGCCCCCGAACTGTTTTATCGCATCGTAGGCCCCCACCAGCCCCAGCGCGTCGATCATCGACTGGCCGCTGCTGTACCCCAGCCCGGTGATCGCGCCGGACAGATCCACGGTCGGGTTGAGCAGCGTCGTCATCATCGACCGCAGGAAGGTGGCGCTTCTGCCGGCGTCGAACCCCTGGGTCGTCAGGAAGGCCATCTGCGCGGCGACATCCCCCAGCTCCAGCCCCATGCTGCTCGACAGGCCCGTCACCAGCGGCAGCGAGGCGGCCAGCTCGTCCATCGTCAGCACGCCCAGCCCCACTGTCCGGGTGAAGACGTCGCTGACGTAGTTGGCATCCTCCGCGCTGAATTGGTAGGCGTTCATGATGCTGATCAATCCCGCGGTCGTCGCCGCCAGGTCCGCCTGGCCCGCTTCCGAAGTCCGCGTCGCCGCCTCCAGAATCGCCATGTGCGTCGAGGCGTCCGCCACGCCGGAGACGATGTCGTAATACGCCTCCGCCACCGCCTGCGGCCCGGCCCGCACGTTGCCCCCGTATTCCAGGAGTTGCTGGCGCAGATTGGCTGCCTCGTCGCCGGTGATGCCCAGCACGGCGTTGATGTTCGCCATCGAGTCGCTGAAGTTCTTGCTGGCGTTGATCGCCACCCCCAGCCCCAGCGCGATCGGGACCGACACCACCGCCATCTGCCGCCCCGCGCTCGTCAGGTTGCTCCCCATCGTGCGCAGATTGCCGGAGAATCGCTGCAACGAATTCTGATTCTCCTGCATCGACTGCCGGAAACCCTGGTCCCGCAGGCTCAGCACACCGAATAGCGACGCAACCTGAACAGCCAATCCACGTCCCTTTGCTTTCCCGCCCCGCTTCTGCCCTTTCTCCCCCCTCCCTATGTAGCGCATTTATGCGCCTGGGGTGAGGGCCGGGGGTGGGGTCAATACCGATAATCCACCTTCTGCCTCACCATATCCCGCCCGTCCGCGGGGTACGCACAGGAATCAAAAACCGGGTCGCCCCGGTCTGTCGGTAACCGGTTCTACCGGTTCTGCGCCCGCCGGACCTGCTCCTCGCGGATCTGGCCCTGGGCCCCCGCGATGTTCAGCACGTCCCACTTGTCGTCGTCCGTCATCCGCTCGATTTCGCTCGGCTGCACCCCCAGCAGCACCAGCTCCGCAAACATGATCCGCTCTACGTCGTCGCCTTCCCAGGTGATCGCTTCCGGGCTGGAGGCGGCGAGGACGTAGAATCCGGCGAGTTTTTTGAGTTTGCCGCTCGCTCGCTGTTCAGCGCCCCGACCAGCTCGCCGAAGCGGAACTCCAGCACGTAATCCAGGCTCGCCGGCTCCGACCAGTCCAGCCCTTCCGGTGCGTCGCTCGTCAGCCACTCCCGCGGCACGCTGATCAGCACCTGCGCGATCATCGCCGACTGCTCCACGGCCAGGCCGTATAGTTCCTCCAGCATCCGGACCGACTCCTGCCCGAAACTGCGTGCGGCCTCCGCGTCGTCCGGCGCCGGTTGTTCCAGATTGAACATTGCCAGTTGCAGCTTCGTCACGCGCGTCTGATTGACCATCCATTGCATCCGCCATCCGCGCCCGATGTGCCCCAGATCGAACTCCGGCATTGGCTCCGGCGCTCTCCCATTGGACTCGTCCATCTTGCTTCAGATCCTTTCCGCTTTTCGTTTTTCAAGCCCCTCCCTATGCTATGGGGAGGGGTTGGGGTGGGGATTTGCCCTTTCAAGCCCCTCCCTATGCTATGGGGAGGGGTTGGGGTGGGGTTAGAACGTCCCCCCGCCCTCCAGCGTTTTCGTCGGGGCGCCCGCCTGCACGAACGACAGCTCGTAGGCCAGGAAGATCTTCTCGACGCTCTGCGACAATTTGACGTCGGTCAAAATCATGGGCCCGCTGAAGCACGGCTTGCCCGCCACGTTGCTCTCCGGACCATAGATCAGCGTTTCCTTGCTGCCGATGTCCACGTCGGCGATCTCGGCCGCATGGGCCGTGTCGTCATACAGCAGCTTGAATCCCATCTTGTTATCTTTCAGCTTCGCCTCGCGGGCGATGTGCGTCGCCCCGGACCCCGCTGTCACGTCTTCCGTATCGACGCTCGGATTGTACGTGAGCTCTTTCGTCCAGTAAGCGTTGAACACGGTGCTGCCGAATTTCAGGTAGGCATTGTTGCCGTTGATAGCCGCCATCAGTTCCTCCGTTCCATCGTGAATACGTACTGATGCCCCGAATGATAAATGTGGACTGCCCCCTCGAACGCCTCCTCCAGGAAAATCTCGCGATCTTCGGTCACCGTCGTGATCTCCCAGTCCGGATGCGACGGCAGCCGCGGGTCATAGTCCTGGCTCCCGCTGTCGTCCAGCGCCGCGCTGATCGTCTCGTTGCCCGCCAGCGCCTCTTCCAGCGTATCAGCCACGCGCTTCACGCTGATCGTATAGCGCGCGTTCTTTGCCCTCACCCGCATCCGCTCGCGCCCGCCCCCCGCCCAGGAAAACACGGTATATGGGCGCGCCACATCCGCATCGACGCTGCTGGGATAGGCGCTCGATCCCAGCTTGCTGGCCAGCACCTCGAACAGCGCCTGCAGGGGAGCATCCGTCATTCCAGGTTCAGCCGCGCGGCCGCCTCCGCCTCGATCCGCTGTCCCGCCTGGTCGAAAACCGGCCGCATAAACGGGCGCGCCGCGATCTCCGAAGTCCCGTCTTCCAGTTCCTGGGCATATTCCGCGTCGGCGTAGATCGTCCGTTCCATCTCGCCCGTCGGCTCCTGGTGGATCGAGTTGAGCAGAGTGCTAAAGTCGATATTCGGCGGATACCCCGGCCGGCTGGCGATGTGAATCTGCCCGCCGTCTTTGATGTAGATTCGCCCGGGCGGCGACGTCCCGAAGCTCTCCTTGATCTCCGTCACCATTGACTCGGCGAACCAGGCCAGGAACTCGTCGACCTTGCCCGGCGCTTCCCGCAGAATGCGCTCCATCCCGCTCGTATCCAGCCTGACCTCGAAATCGCTCATAATCCTGTCCCTTCTTTCTCCCTCCCTATGCTTGGGGAGGGCCGGGGTGGGGTCTTCCCCTCCCTATGTGGCGTGTTTATGCGCCCGAGGAGGGCCGGGGTGGGGCTCATCTTGCCCGCGTCACCTGCGCCTGGGCAAACGCGCCATCTGTCAGCCCGTCCTGCAAATTGACCACGTGGAAGACGCGCCCGTCCTGCTCGTCGACCACCCGATCGTTCACGAGGAAATCCGTCCCCGCCGGGCAGACGATCGCAGGGCGGTCGAGCAGCACCTCCTGGCCTCCGATCTGCTGCGTCGCCGTGCGAGTTTGCTTGCCTGCCGTGATGATCCGGTACGGTACCCCGGTCGCCACCACCACCCAATCGTGAATCGGCTCGCCCATTGTCCCCCGGCTGCCGCTCTCCCGCTCGATCCGGCAGGTGTCTGTCAGCATCGCATTGACGTTCCGCCGCACAATCGCAATCGTCCGGTCGCTGAATCGTGGCATCATCTCGTCTTTCTCTTCCCCTCCCTATGTTTGGGGAGGGCTGGGGTGGGGTTCAATACCGATAAGACCGCTTCCTACGTGTCGTCTGTCGCCGCCGGATACGCCGGCGCTTCCGTTTGCAAACTGTCCGGCCGCCAGCCGTACTGGCCCCCGCTGCTGCTGACCATCCCCAGCCCGAACTCCGTTTTCTTTTCCGCCAGCAGCCGCTGCCAGTTCTCGGCGCTCCGCCGCCAATCGATCTTCAGCCAGTCCGCCGTCATGTCCGGCTCGCTCGCCAGTTTGGCGATCGCGTACTTGATCAGGCTGATGACCGCCGCGGCCACGCTGCCGTCCTCCTCCAGCCGGAACTCGATCAGCTCGTCGGAGGCCAGCGCCGTCGCTTCCTCCGTGTCGCCGAGGTGATACCTCACCCGCTCCAAATCACCCGGCGTCGTCAGATCATACGTAAACGTCATCGCCTCTCCTCCTCATTCCCCTTCCCATCAGGCGCTCATCGAAGTTTGCGGACGTATATCACCCGGCTTCCCGTAGGTCCCCGCGCGCGCATCCGCTCATCGCCGCAATCGTCCTGATACCGTTTGAAACACTCCAGACACATCCCGGACCTGCGACCCCGTCCCCTGCGAATGTGTCCGCCGGCGTACCTGAACTATCGTTCGCAGTCATCACAAATCAGCATGTCGGGCTGATCCCACACTGCAAAGATTGTTCGCTCACGGCTCCACCGCCTCATCCAACCGCCAACCGCCGCAGGTCACATGGATCGCCGGTCTGCATCAGGATCGTGATGATCGCCACGACAATCCAGCTCATACGTACCATACCCCCGCATTGTCTCGCAGATACTGGCGCGCCGTTTCCTGCACGGCTTCCCGGTCGGGCCCGAAATGCAGCGCCGGCACGCTGAACCGGTTGGCGACTGTCTGGCTGTAGCCCAGGTCGAGCGCCGCCTGTTTCATCTCAGCCAGCATGATACCGGACAGTTTCGCCGCCATGTTCCCGCTGATGCCGAGTTCGCCCGCCCGGTCATTCACCGCCGCGATCACGGCGTCCCGGTTGCGGACCTCCACCTCAACACCGACCAGGCAGAACTTCCCGATGTTCCCCACACCCTGGCTGAGTTTATGGAAGCTGAGACGCTCGTTGGCGTCGATGCCCCGACGCTGAAGCCAACTAAAAAAAGGTTGGTTGTTGACCAGTTCGCCACCGAACTGCCCCCACTGTTCCAGCGTCGCCCCGCCACTGTAACCGAGGACGAAATACATTGTGTATGCGTATTCGCTCATGTTACACCCCCGCTAGCGCGGTCAGATTTGCGAGAATGGTATTGATCGTCGGCAGCGCATTACCATTGAAGACAATCGCCTTATCCAACGTCCCCACTAATGTGTGTGCGAACGTTCCATCATTCCCCAGGTACAAATCCGTGCTCATGGCCGCCACTGTCCCGGTGCCAGCATTATTGGTCGAGAGCGTATGACTGGTGACTACGCCATTTACGCCATGATGCAGACGTATCCGTCGCCCATTTCCCAGCACGTTGGCGTTATCAAAATCCATGAACGACCAGCATTGCTGATTGAGCATGGCTGCCGCCTGCCCGGCGTTGGAAATGCTCAATGCTGAGGTCCCCGTTGTTTTAAATAGAGCGGCATCTGCATTATTGGTATAAAACTCATACAGATGGTGCGCGCCATCCAGAGTTTGCCAGATATAAAATGTGCCTTTATCAATCACATCCCCCTCTCCCAAACCGGTCCACGTGCCTAGAACAGCGACCGCCTGTGCCGTCAGGTTGGCAAGCGCACTATTGTTGAGTACTCTCAGGAAGCTCGTCAGACCATCAAAACTCAGACCGCCGCCCGTCACCCACGGCGTTGTCCCGCCGATGGCCGCGTCCAACGCCCCGACTTTTTGCACGCTGACGTTATCCACGTCGCCGATAAAATCCAGATCGGCGCGCAAGGCGAACCCGGTCCCGTTGCCAATGATGTGCTCCGTGTGCGCGCCGTTAGCGCTGCGATTCGTGCCAAGCGCTGTGCCGCACACCGGCCGGATGTTGCCCGCGCTGTAGTTGGAAATGGTGAACGTCACCAGGTAGGTATTCGTCGCTGTGAGGACTGCCGCCTGCGACAGATTGCTATCCGCAGCCTGTGAGCCGTCGCTGTGCGCCGCGCCGCCGCTGATCGTCCATCCGGCGCCTTTGGTCCAATTAGTGTCCGCAGTGAATCCGCCGTTGGCAACCACCGTTGCCCCCGGCGGCAGCGTGTATCCTGCATTTCGCACGATGGTCCCGGCCAGCGTCCCGGTGTAGGTCGCCTGAGCCGCCGTGTCCGGCAGGTACATGGCCGCGATCAGTCCCTGATTGTTGAGGGACATCAGATAGGCGTTTATTGACGGTCGGCCATAGAGGAGCAATCTGCGCTGCCGGCTCATCGCGCCTCAGTTCGCCCACGCCGTGATGACCACCGTCAGATCGTTGGCCGCCGTGTACGTCGGAGTAGCATCGGGCACCAGATACCCGCGAATTTTCCCCGAAGGCGCCTGGTAATCGATCCCCAGGCCATCGTGTCCCGCCACCGCCGCCGTCGCGCCGCCGGTCACCGTGAACGTCATGAAATCGGCCGCGGCGAACGCCACGTAGGGCAGGTCCTCGCTGAACAGCAGATTTTTCAAATCGGCCTCGGTCAGCCCCGCCGCGAACGGATCGGCATCGTCCACCGCCGTAGGCGCCGCGGTCCCGTCGAACAGGTATAGTTTGCAGGCCGCTTTTTCGTTGTCCTTGTCGTAAATCCGAATCTCGCGGATCACCCCGCCGCCCCCGGCCCCGCCGAGGGCGAACTCCAGCAAACCGCCCATCGCGTCCCCGGCCACGTAAGCGCCCAGGATTTGCAGCGTCGGAGTCACCTCCGCGCGCAGCGTCTTTCCATGTGTCTGCATGTCCACAAGTGCCTTTCTGGTCAACCATCAGTCACCCCCCCCTTTTTTTGCTTTTCTCCCCTCCCTGTGTAGCGCATTTGTGCGCCCGGGGTGAGGGTCGGGGGTGGGGACAAGGGGTGGAGTTTCAAAAAGGGCGGGCCATCCTGCACCCGCCCTTTAGAACTTGCATTACCGGCCGCTATCGGCCCCGCCGAGGTTTCGCTTCCTCGTCCGGCTCGTCCGCCGGAGCAGCTTCTTCGACGCCCGCCGGAATAACCAGCGCGTCGCTGCTCCGGGCGAATTCCTGGCTGACCAGGCTGGCCACTAGGTCCGGTTCCAGATCGCCGTCTTCGAATTGGGTCCCGGCCGCCAGCCAGAGGTCGAATTCCTGCACGTACTTGTCCTGAAGCATTACGTATCGGCTCACGTCGTCTCCTAAGTGACCATCTGTTTAGCGACACCACTAAGATCAGCCCCGGTCACCGCGTTCATGTTACCGAACAGCACGCCGCGGTCATTCGCATCCAGCGTGGTGACGTTATGGAAGATGCAGTCCTTCAGCAGCAGCAGGCGCGGCTCTCCCATGCCTGCCGGGATGACGAACGCGCTTGCCATGTCGTTGGCGGTGGAATTGTTGATGAACAGACAGTTATCGAACGTGTTGTCCCGGTCGATCCCGGTTGCGTCCACCACTTCCACGAACCCGGCCCCGCTGTTGCCTGCACGCATCCGGAAGACGCAGTCCCGGAACATATTGCGATGCGCTTCGCTGTCGAACAGCAGCCCCATCATCCCGGTCGCCGCGTCAATCGTATCCACCCCGATCGTGCAGCGCTCGAACAGGTTCTCCTCGGCCGCGTCGAGTTTCAGGCTCGCCCCGCCGTCGATCGCCTGTGTCACGTGACCGCCGCCGGCGAAGTGCACGCTCTGAAACACATTCCGCCCGCCGGTCACCGCTATATTGATCAGCGACGTTGCGTCCGCCACACCCTGAAACACGTATAAATTGCTGAAAATACACCCGGTCGCGCTGATTGTGATCAGCGGCGAGGCCCCCGTCAATGTCGAAAGCTGGAAGATCCGGCAGCGCTGTGCCGCATGTGTCGGCGCGCACAGCCCGATGAAGTGCGTGTAGTTCTTGTCCCACGTCAGCGCCGCGCTCAGCGTGATGCTCGAGCTGCCGCCAATGTAGAACAGCACGTCGTTCTGATTCGCGACCAGCGCGTCTTCCGCCGCCGCCAGGGTCAGGAACGGCGCATCGATCGCACCGTTATTATTGTCCGACGCATTCGCATGTGACGGATCCAGGAAGTAGACGTCGCCGCCAGGCGGGATTCCGGCCGGCAGCACCGGCATTCCATAGCTCGACACGCCATGTCTGTAATTCGTAGCCATACGGATAATTCTCCTTCTAGACCCCGATCAGGGGCGGCGTGTCAGCTCGCGTTGGATCCGACGAGCCAGCGGAAGTCGGACCAGCCCGCGGTCGAGCGCATCCGGCCATAGAACGACGTCATCAGCGTGCCGCCTTTGTCAATAACGCTTTCGTAGGTTGGGCGCACGCGCCAGAACCACTTGAGGTACTGGCGGGCCATCGCCTGGTCGGCCACGAACCACTTTTTGCCGCTTATGTACGGGTCCACCAGGAACTGCAGCCCGTAGTGGATGTTCCGGGCATTCTCGGCCGATTCGGGATCGTATTCGCTCTCGACCAGCTCGAAAGCCTTTTTGCGATTTTGCCGGCCGACGATCAGCAGGTTCGGCATCGTGTTGATTTCCTCGCCGCGGTCGTCGCCCAGCCCCTCCAGCTGCATGATCGCCGCTTCCAAGTTGGCGTCATTCAGCGCGCCGGTTCCATAATAGTTGCTGACTGCCGTCGCGTCCGTTTTGCTCCGCGCATGCGAGGCCGAGCACAGCGCGACCGCGTCGTAGCCCGGGTACGTCGCGCTGAACGCATTCTCCAGCGTCGCCGCCTCGTCCTTCAGCGTGCGGCGGGCGAACGACTGGCCCAGTGCCGCGGCGCTGTCGAAGAGGCCCTGATACTGCAGGTCCTCGGCCAGCTCGACGTCGACCTTGAAGCCCAGGCTGCGATGTGTGTGTGTATAGACGATCTCGTAATCGTTGTCGGCCTCGTCGTAATGCACCTGGCCGGCCCACAGTTGCGGATCGCCCAGGCTGCCGACGCGCTTGTCGGTTTCTTTCGCTTTCGTGCTGGTCCGCTCGGTGTAAATCGCCGGAATCAGAATCTGCGGAAACTGCCGGTAGCTCTGGTAAAAAATCTCGGCCAGGACCGGGTCGATGTCGGCCAGGCTGGGGAAATTGTCGGAATGCTGTGGCATGGTGTCTCCTCCTCGTTAGGTCTGCGTGCTCGTTAGGTCTGCGTGAAGTGCGTGCCGTTGTAGATCACGAGCGTCGGCTCGCTCGCAACCTTCTTCGTCCGCCAGACCTGGAATGTGTGCGAGGAATCGGTGGTCACGCCCATTCCGCCGCTCGCCAGGTCGATGATGTCCCCCATCGTCCGCAGGTTGTTGTCCTCGACCGCATAAATCGCGTTGGGATTGAGGATGCAGCGCACGTACTCGCCGTCGCTCGTGTTGTCCACGTCCGAGGCTGCCGGGCCGAGCAGTGCCGTATCGGCCGCTGCGCCGGCGTCCGCTTCCCCGGATTCGAGATTGCACATCTCCCCCTTGGAGAGCACGACTGTGTTTTTCACCGGGATTGGTTCGCTGTAAATCGGCTCGCTCTCGTCCGTCGAGCCGGCCCATGTAAATCCGGATGCCATCTAGGTCCTCCGTCTGATTATCGTTAGGTTTTCGCGCGCCGCGCCGCGACCTGTTCCGCGGTTACCGCATGGCCGCTCGCCTGCGCCAGTTCGGCAGCCCGCCGGTCGGCGTCGGTCACCTGCACCTTCGCCTCGCTCCGGCCGCCGCTTCCCGCCCCTGCCCCCCCGTCGAAATCGGGGGCCGGGGGCTTCAACAGCAAGGGGAGATTACTATCCAGCCACGCCCGCAGCTTCTCAGGCGGATAATCCGCCGGCACGATCCCGCGCTTGTCCTCCGGTATTCGTTGGATCAGCGCTTCGTTGCCCGTCCGGATCACTTCCTCGAGCGACGTGGCCCGGTCTTTGTAGGCCCGCAGCACTTCCAGATCGGCGTTAGCCTGGTCGAGCAGGGTTTTGTAATTGCCCTCCTCCTCCAGCTTCTTTTTCGCCGCTTTTTCCGCTGCTGTGAAGCGACCGCCCAGGTCGTCGACCTGCTGCTGGAGCCGGCCCTTTTCGGCGTCGCGCTCGTCGAGCCGTCTCAATAGTGACTGGATAATTGTCTCCGCACGTTCCAGGTTTTCCGGCCTGTACTTCGCGTCCAGGCCCTTCAAACCTTCTGGCTGATCATCGGACTGGCCCTCGCGGCCGTCCGGTTTATCGTCCTGATTCGGCATCGCGCCTCATCTCCCTGTCAATCGACGCACCGCCTGCCAGCGTCCCGGCCGCGCGATGCGCAGGTTCTCACAATCCCCACTATGTCATCCGCCCCCCAGCCTAACGCACACCCCCCTCCCTCCCCCCTGCCGCCCTTTCTTCGCCCCTCCCTATGTTTGGGGAGGGGGCCAGGGGGTGGGGTTTGGGATGGGGACCGATAACGGTTCTTCGCCCCCTCTCTATGCAATGGGGTGAGGGGCCAGGGGGTGGGGATGTGCGTTCCTTCCCTGCCCCCGCGCTACTCTGGCCTCATCTGATCCGATTGTTCATTCGCGAGGTATTCCAATGGTTGCAATAACACAGACTCCCGCCAACATCGCCTGGGTTTCCGGCGTGCCACCGCAGGCGGTTGAGGCCGGCGGCACCTTCGCCGAGGGCAAGCCGCTCTACCAGGACACCGCCGACCAGCAGCATAAGCTGACCGACGCCTCCGCGCTCGCCACATCGCTGCTTTCCGGTATCGCGCTCAATGCCGGCGTCGATGGCCGAAAAATTTACATCGCCCCGAAAGGCGCCCGCATCAACTGGGGGGCGACGCTCACCGCCGGCACCGTCTACTGCGCCGGGCCAACCGCCGGGGAGATCGTTCCCTGGGCGGATCTGGTCGCGACCGATTTCGTCTGCGTCCTCTGCACTGGAGAGGGAACAGCCGAAGCGGAAGTCATCGGGGCCACCGGCGGCGTCGCTCACGCCTGATCGTGGCCATCCCGGAGCCCGTCCGCGGCGCGTCAATCACCGACCTGGTCACCCGTCTCCTCGACCGTGGTTACACGCAGACCGTCTCCCCGGTCCTCGATGCCGTCACCCGCAGCGTCAGCACCGGGCGGATCCGCCGCCGCCTGGTCGAACTCGAAACGGAGGCGGCACGGCTGGCGGACGCGGGCGAGCGTCTGTCGGCCAATAACCCCGTCCTGCGCGCCTTCCTGGCCGACCTCGACGACACCCTCCGCGCCGACGCCCGCCTGATCGATACTGCTGCCGAGCCCCTGCAGGCATCCGCTGTCCAGGCTGCCGGCCAGATCCAGCGCCAGTTGGCCCTTCCCGGATTCTCCGATGGCCAGCTGCGCGCCATCGGCGTCATCTGGAATCAGCCCGATCCCGAAATGGTCGCCCGTCTGGTGCAGTATGCCGGCTCGCCGGCCTGGGAAACCGCCCTGGAAAAATTTGGCCCTGACGTCGTCGCCGTGGTTCGCAATCAGGCCATCCGTGGCGCGGCCCTGGGCTGGGGCCCGATCCACAGCGCTAGCGAGATCGCCCGCCTGGCCACCACCTTCCCCCGCTACCAGGCCAACAACCTCATGCGCACCCTGCAGCTCACCTCCTACCGCGACTCGACCGCCGCCCACCAGACAGCCAACCGCGCCATCACATCCCAGGTTATCCGCATCGCCGCCCGCGACACCCGCACCTGCCTGAGCTGCATCGACCAGCACGGCCAGGTCATCTGGGATGCCGAGCGGGATGCCAATTCGCCAGTTCCGCGCGTCGACGATCATCATTCCGGACGCTGCGGCAGCTTCATTGTCGTCACCGGCCGCGTTGTCACCCTCCAGCCCGGGGCCGAGTGGTTTGCCTCGCTGTCGCCCGAACGCCAGCAGCAGCAGGAGAGTTTCAAAAAGTCGCCCGGCAAATTCGCGGCCTATCAGTCCGGCCGGTTGGGCCTCCACGATTTCGTTCAGCCGTACCAGGACCCGACCTTTGGTCCGATGTTGCGCGAAGCCAGTCTGAAAGGAGCCCTGTCTCGTGAACCTGATTAGCCACTATTCCATCGCCGTGCAGGTCATCGCCCCCGGCCAGTTCGTGCCCGCGCTGACCGTCTATTTCGCGGATGGCGCCATCGCCTACTACGTCGCCGCCCACAATTTCGCCCGCGACACCACCACCAAAATCAACCGCGACATCAATCGCGACGTCCGCGAAATCCAATCGCACTACCTGCACGACAACCCCGCCCATGTCGACCGCTGCGCCCGCGCAATCATCGACTTCTACCGCATGACCGCCGCCGGCGATCCCGAACCGGCCCCGGAACCGAACCCCGCGCCGAAGTCGCGCAGCAAGCCCCGCCCCAGGCCCGCCGATCCGGACCCCGACGACATCCAGCCAGGCGCCGCCCCGGAGTCCCCCGACCAGGCGTGATAATTGTTCTTCTCCCCCTCCCTGCCGCTGCGGGGAGGGGCTGGGGGTGGGGTGGAATCAAAAAGCCCCCGCCATTGCTGACGAGGGCCTTTTGTTCTTTCTCTCTCAACTTTTCCGCTCGTAAAGCAGCGCCAGGACCTGCCGCGTACTTACACGCGTCGCTTTCTGCGGATTATTCTCCGTTTTCGCGACGAACCGCTGCAGGAAACCGTCACGGATGTCCTCCGCTACCTGAATCCGGTGGTACTGAGTATTCTCACGATAGAGGATTTCAGCCGCCTGACTGATGGTGATTAAATCCCCGGTCGGCACAGTCAGCAGGCTGTATGTCCGGTGCATCTCCTGCATCGCCAGATACCCGGCTCCGAACATCCGCGAGACAATCATCTCATTATGCACTGGCGCGTCCTGCCAGGTCGGCACTCGGCCGTTCGCGACCAGCAGGTAACCATTCAGGACTGCGATTCCGCGCCTGACCGTTTCCATCACCTGCGGCCACGGCTGAGTTCCGGCCTCCATCGCCATCACTGTGTGGCCGAAGTCAAACATGGTGGCGGCTCGTGATCCATACGTATTGTAGTCAGTGATCACAACCCGCGCGATCCAGGCCGCCAGCACGTCATCCGCGGTCAGCGAATCGGCCGCCGGCGCATCCTGCTGCATCCACATCTCGATCTGTTCGGCATCATTCGCCGCTGTGCCCCAGTTCGTGTGCTCGTTCATCTCATGCTCCTGTTTGGTTGGCCTGCCTCATTCAGCGCGTGGGCTGCCATCCCGCGCGGACCGGGGCGTACCCCGGTTTCGGCTAGCGCGTCCACTTGACACTGCGCAGGTACTGCACGATTGGTGAGGAGTCGTCGGTCGGTTCGCTGTGCAGCAGGGTATAGAGTTTGCTCGGATCAGTCTTATATGTAGTGTAGTCAGCGTCGCCGTAGCTCGTCCATCCACCGACGGTCTCCCGCTTGCCACCAGCGTTCACCGCTTCGCGCATGATCTCGCTGAGTGTCTGCCAGGCTTTTTCGCCGGGGCGGAGCATCCACGCCGGGACGTACTCGCTCAAGCCGCTAGCCTCAAACTCCGCGATGATCTTCTTGGTATTCGGGTTCTGCTTGTGGATGTTCACCCGCACGCGCTGCATGATGTTGTTGATTTCGTTTTGGATCGCTGCGTTGCTGGTCATCTCATCACCTCACTAACTAACCTTAATTACATTGTAGCACAATTAACCTTAGTTGGTCAAGCAATTTCACCCCCCAGTTTCTGGGGGTCGCAAACTCTCATCTGGTGTTCTGATCTGTTCTATTCTCCGGAATCAAAAAGCCCCCGCCAGCGCGAGGGCCAGGGCTTTGTTTAGAATAAATCGAGTTGTCTTTGTCTTTCTGGCAGCAGACAATGCGGCGAAAACCAGATCGTTTCTAGTTTCCTGTTCTCGTTCACAGGCCCATTTTTTCTAGAGCTGCCATAGCCACCAGTACCTATCCAGTCCAGTTTCGTCCATCCGTGATTCATCAGTTCCGAGTGTTCCGTGTCCAACCCACACAGCGCAATCCGCAGCAGCGGGTGATCGCCATGCTCTACACACCACGCGCGCACATCGGCCGCTACCGTCAAATCCTCATGACCATATAATCCATTATCCCGACCCGCGTCCCCACCATAAGGTGGGTCCAGGAACACCGCCGTCAGTCCATGTGTAATCGTGGGCGTCTCGCCCATGACCCGGCTCCAATCTCCACTACATACCCGCACACGCGCCAGGCGCGCGGCCAGCGCCTCCATCCACGCCACTAACCCCTGCTCACCCGTGCCCGATTCACTTCCGCCCCCCAGATGCACACGCTTGCGATTCACGCCCATCCCGGCATCCCCCAGATGCACACGCTTGCGATTCACGCCCATCCCGGCATCCCCCAGATGCACAAGCTGGCGCGTCACGCCGCTCCCGGCCCCCCCAGGTGCACAAGCTGGCGCTGGCCTGTTTCGTCCTCGATAACCTGCCACGGCCCGACCGTGTCCGGGTCACACCAACCGCCTCCTATCCAGCAGCACAGCCCCCATACCCACCAACCCGCGATTTTGGGGTCATAATAATCCGGGTCTCCCTCCAGCAGCCGGGTCAGGGAATCGCGACGTTCCCGCAGCCATACGTGCCGGGCGTTCAGATCGTTTTCATTCGTTGGCCAGTCCGCATAATGCGCGACCTGAGCCGGATCGTTTTTCACGGCGCGCCAGAAGTTGGCGACAAACCCATCCCGGTCGTTGATGGTCTCGGTCCATGTCACCTGTGGCGACCAATCCGGCCGTTTCAGCAGCACTGCGCCGGAACCGAAGAACGGCTCCACGTAATTTGGCGTGTCGCCAAGGCGCGCCCATACCTGGGGCGCAATTTTGCTCTTCCCGCCAAACCACGGGAACGGGGCCCGGAATCTTGTCATAATCATTTATCCTCAACGTACTTTTCCCCCCCTCCCTGGCGCTCCGGGGAGGGGCCGGGGGTGGGGATTTACCACGCCACCACCACATCCCCATACCCATCCGGCACCCGCCGGATCTCAATCGAGTCCCATTCCAGCACCGCCTTCGAGAAATCCGCCCAGCGCACGTCGACGCACACCTGGTACTGCAGCATCGGCGCCGGCCGGTCGCTCTGGATCACCCACAGCACCTCGCCGCCCTGCACCTGGGCCCCGGCCACATCCTGCGCATACGTATCGACCGTCGTCCCGCCACTCGCGTTATTCAGGTGCGCTACGAACACCAGGTCGCTCGTCTCGAACCCGCCGTTCGCCCGCTCGACGTCCGTGTTGTACACCGCCCGCAGCAGATACCGCGCCCCCTGCTGCAGAATCAGACCGTCCTGCCCGTAGCACCAGCTCCCAGCGATCCATGCGAAATCCCAGCGCAGCACCGTGTCGCCCGCCTCGTCCGGATCGACCTTCGCGAACCCGTGCGGCGTATACCCCCCTGCCCTCCAGAAAAACCGGAACGCGGCCGGCACCTCCATGAACCGCGGCGGACTGTCCCCAAACACCAGCGACGTCGCCGGCGGCCGCAGCCAGTGATTGGCGTTCAGCGGCTCGCCGATCTCCCCTCCCTGCCGCTGCGGGGAGGGGCTGGGGG